AGGCACTGGACGCCGTTTCTCTCATATGCTTGCTATCGCTCCTAACGCTTCTTCTTCTATCATTATGGGTAATACTTCTCCCTCTGTTGAGCCCCTTCGTGCGAACGCATATAGACAAGATACTCTCTCGGGTTCAATGCTCAACAAAAACAAATGGTTAGATGCAATCATTAATGAAGAAGCAAAACATCACAAAGAAGATTGGTATAATGAAGTATGGTCTAGCATCATTGCTAATGACGGATCGGTGCAACATTTAGACTGGTTGTCTGATTGGAACAAAGATGTATTTAAAACATCTATGGAAATTGACCAGCGTTGGGTTATTCAACACGCTGCCGATAGACAGCAATATATAGATCAAGCGCAGTCTATTAATCTATTCTTTAGACCAGATTCGAATATTAAGTATTTACATGCTGTTCACTTCATGGCATGGAAACAAGGATTGAAAACACTTTATTATTGCCGCTCAGAAAAAATTGGTAAAGCTGATAAAGTATCTAAGAAGATTGAAAGAGAAGTTATCAAAGAGTTGGATATGAAAGCTATAATCGAGGGTGATACCTGTTTAGCTTGCGAAGGATAATATGGCACACATTGTTGCAAACTTGCCCCCAGTAAAAGCCTTTGTTAGAAGAGAGTTTCTTTATGATTTCCAAAAGGGTCATGGTGAACTTGAACCATGTTGGTGGCTAACAATCAAATCGCAAAGAAGTCAGGCATTTAGAATTGAGTCATACTTAAATAACTATGGCGCATTATATGATAAACTGCCACTACATGCTTACTGCTGGAAGCCAATAGAGGGTGATCCATATCCACTAGACTTTTTGCAATTATGGAACAGCATGTCTTATGATATCACTGTTATTAAAAAAGCAATGATAGCAAATATGAGATGCAAAATTAAAATGAAGGATGGGTCATGGTTGGAAGGTGAATATCTTTTTACTGTTGATTCTGCCCATCCTGATTTTAATACTCTTGATTGTGGGCATAGCGAAGATGTTGAGGATCATAAGTCCTTTAACTTTATCAAGTGTGACAATGGACAATTTGCTGCACAGCCAAATAATCGTATTGTTATTTTAGAACCAGCATCCAATCCTAAAGAGATGAAGATACCAGACTTTAATGTTGCTACTACTAGATGGAATGTTGAAATGGATCCAAAGTGGGACTATGGATTGCCAGAAAATAAATGGCGAATGAACGAATAAAAAATATAAGGATAGATATGCCAGAACAATTTCTACACGAAAGATATATACGTTATAAATGTAAGTGTGGATGTGAGCCACATTGCAACCATAGTTGTTTAACTGAAGGTTGTGATTGTACAGAATGTAGATGCAACAAGTGCGAAGAGAAGAATGAAAATCTACAAAAAGGATATAACTAAAATGAAAAAACTACTAGCATTATTATTGCTTACTGTTAGTTTTACAGCATCGGCGCAACATTTTCATCATCATAACAACTGGAATCATAGATACTACTATGGTGGCGGTGTCAATGGCAATTGGGTAGCACCGTTAATTATCGGTGGGGTTGTTGGTGCAGCTATTGCTAACAGACCAACACAACCTGAGACTATAATTATAAGACAACCAATTTTCACAGAACAAACTTGCACAGCATGGAAAGAAATACAATCAAACGATGGAACAATCTATCGTGAAAGAACTTGCACTAGTATACAGAAATAAAAATGGAAAAAATTAAATCAAGACTGACTGACGAACGTAATTCGTTTAAACCTTTTAATTACCCCTGGGCATATGATGCTTGGTTGAAACATGAACAATCACATTGGCTTCACACAGAAGTTCCAATGCTTGAAGATGTAAAAGATTGGAAGAAGCAATTAACAAATGAAGAAAAACAATTCCTCACACATATTTTCCGCTTTTTTACGCAAGGAGATATCGATGTTGCTGGTGGTTATGTCAACAATTACTTGCCTTATTTTCCTCAGCCTGAAGTACGTATGATGCTATTGGGCTTTGCAGCACGCGAAGCTCTACACATTGCGGCATATTCGCATTTGATTGAGACATTAGGATTGCCTGATACAACTTATAATCAATTCCTTGAGTATCAGGAAATGAAAGACAAGCATGATTACTTGTTAAACTTGTCTTCACAAAATTCCACATTGGAGTCTACAGCAGCACACATTGCCGCCTTTTCTGCCTTCACTGAGGGCATGCAATTGTTTAGTTCCTTTATTATGTTATTGAATTTTCCTCGTCATGGTAAAATGAAAGGCATGGGACAAATTGTTACTTGGTCTATTGTTGACGAAACTCAGCATGCTGAAGCTATGATTAAATTGTTCCGTACATACATAGAAGAAAACAAGGAGATATGGAACGATGACCTTAAAGGGAAGATCTACACGATTGCGGAGAAGATGGTGGATTTGGAAGATAAATTTATTTCATTGTCTTTTCAGACTGGGGCAATCACAGGCTTATCTGAACACGAAGTAAAAGAATACATTAGATACATTGCCGATAGGCGCCTCATTAGTCTTGGTCTTAAAGGTATCTTTAAGCGCAAAAAGAATCCATTGCCTTGGGTTGAGACAATGATTAATGCGCCCACACATACTAATTTCTTTGAGAACAGATCAACAGATTATGCCAAGGCAGCATCAACCGGCTCATGGGGTGACGTATGGGGCAAGGCATGAAAAACTTTAAAGAATTAAGAGAGCGAAAATATCCTGACGGTACACCGATTCCTAAGAATCTGCCCCCGTTATATGATAAAGCTAAGACAGATAAAAATTGTGCAAATTGTAATGCTTATGTTCCAGGTACAAAAAATTGTAAAACCTGGGATGCTAAAGTGAAACCTAATTATTGGTGCAAAAAATGGATAGCAATACAGAAATAAAAATTGCATTTTACGACAAGCGAAGAGCAATCTGTTATTCTTGTGAGCATTTGACTACATATGTTGGTATTAAATCTTGCAGTAAATGTGGTTGTGCTATCTGGGGTAAGACATTGATGAGAGGACAAAAATGTCCCGAAAATAAATGGTTGGCTGAGGAATAATATGTTAGAAACAATTTGTGATACCTTAGTTGAAGCATACAAACGCAATTGGATTACTAGTCGTGATGGTAATGTAAGCATTCGTCATCATGATCGAGACCATTTTTACATCACACCTAGTGGTGTTCGTAAGCAAACATTGCAACCCGATCAATTTAAAAAAATTGGGCTTGGAAGTTCAATATATAGCAAATACTGTATAGAATTACCTTACTCTGATATCTCTGCCAAACTAAAACCTAGCGGTGAGTTACCCCTACATTTTGGTTTACAAAAGAAAATGGGACAACATTCTGACGATGTGAGAGTCGTTGTTCATTTACATCCAACATATTGTGTTGCCGCTATGCATCGTGGTATTGAATTGAGCACTATTAGTAAAGCGTTTCCAGAACTTAATCGCTATACCAAGGTAGCACCTAATGTGGGAGATGTAGCACCTATCAGTCAAGAACTTGCCGATCGTTGTCACGAAAACTTACAGTTAGATGAATCGGGAAATATTGCTTACGACATTGTGGGCATCAAAGGTCACGGTGTAGTGGCTATTGACACTAGCCCATGGCGTGCATTTGAACACATTGAACGATTAGAACATATTTGTCAAATTGTATTAGCATCAGGTAGGTATTGACATGAGTAAAATTGATCATGCACATATGAAGGCAGCAGAGGGGTATGCTGAACTATCCTCTGCCAGAAGATTGAAGGTTGGTTCTATTATTACAAAAGATAATAGAATCATCTCAATAGGTTATAATGGAACTCCTGTAGGTTGGGATAATAATTGTGAGAATGAAATACGTGAAGAACATAAGTATGTCATAGATGAAGGTGGTCCATGGCACACTATGGAAACAATAAGACTAGAAACAAAACCAGAAGTTATTCATGCAGAAATGAATGCTATTGGTAAGTTGGCTCAGTCTAATGAATCTGGTCTAAATGCCACAATGTATATCACTCATGCACCATGTTTTGATTGTGCAAAATTAATACATATAGCGGGCATAAATAAAGTATTCTATAGGAATAGTTATAGAAATACTGATGGTATAGAATTTTTAAATAAGTGTAATATTGAAGTGGAGAAAATATGAAAATTACTAAACGAGTAGGGATAACCTGTTCTACATTTGATCTGTTCCATGCAGGTCATGTAATCATGTTGGAAGAAGCAAAGCGTCAATGCGATTACCTAATTGCTGCGATTCAAGTTGATCCAACACTTGATAGGCAAACCAAGAACAAACCTGTACAGTCAATCATTGAGAGACAAATTCAGGTATCAGCTTGCAAGCATGTTGATGAGATCATTGTTTATTCAACAGAAAAAGAATTAGAAGATATCTTTATGGCTTTACCAATTGATGTTCGCATCTTAGGAGAAGAATATAAAGATACAGAATATACAGGCAAAGATATTTGCATGAAACGAGGAATAGAATTATACTTTAATAAGCGAGATCACTTCTTCAGTTCATCTGATCTTCGTTTAAGAGTATTTGATGCAGAAGCTAAAAAGAGAGGGCAACCATGGCAAAAAAGCAACACCACGAATGTGTCGAATGCGATGCAGTCTTCAAGATAAATTACGATCTTGATGACAAGTATTATAAGGTAGACTATTGCCCTTTCTGCGGATCAGCTATGGAAGAGGATCACAAGGATGCCCAATACGAAGACCTCGATAACTACGACGAAGACGTGTCCTAAATGCGGGACACTCCATGCCAAGCCCGGAACTTATTGTTCTCGGGCTTGTGCCAATTCAAGGCAATGGACAGAGGAACAGAAACAAGTATTCTCTGAAAAGCAAAAAGAATATATGTCCACGGAAGAGTCTGAGGGACACAGATATAAGAAATCTATTCAGACTACGATGTTACACAAAACAGGACAAATGGGGAGAGGACTTGCCACAGAAAGAATCGAGGATGTAATGACTGATCCTGACGATTACTTTCTAGTTCCTCCCAGAGACGAACCAAACAAGTTCATATCAGGCGGAGATATTTGGGAGATTGTCGAACAATAAATACTAATTTAATATTGGTATTTAAAATGTGGTTATACAATAATACAGAGTTAGAAGTAATACCTGAAGATGCATATGGATTTGTTTATTTGATTACAAATAATGTGACGGGTCGTAAGTATATAGGCAAAAAGCTATTTTGGTTTCGAATGACCAAGGTGGTAAAGGGTAAGAAAAAACGCCTTAAAGTCGAATCAGACTGGCGTGATTATTGGTCGTCATCTGAAGAAGTTAAATCAGATGTGCAAAACCACGGTGAGGATAAATTTATCAGAGAGATATTACACATATGCCCTAACAAAGGCTTATGTAATTATTTAGAAGCAAGAGAACAGATGGATAGACGAGTTTTAGAAACAGAAGATTACTACAATGGCCAAGTGCAATGCCGTGTACATAAAACTCATATTAAGAATTTAAAGGTATAAAATGCCAGCTACAATATCAGGCGCAACTCTTAGTGGTGCTGCAAGCTTTACA